ATGTTTAACTGTTGAAGAGCTTTTTGAACGTTCTGATATGGCCGAATAAAATTGTACAAACTCTTGAGAGCAGAGTATAATGCTCTCATGGATTACAAAAACATTAATCAATTGAGGAAATTAGCATGTCCAAATATTTAACTCGTAAAGACCTTCAGGCAGATGGCGGAGAAGTTGTTGCAGTAGTTCGTCATGGTGACTACGGTTCTGAAGTTTCTAAAGAGTTTCGTTATCGTGAAGGTTTTTACTTCTTTGTTAAAGGTTCATCTGATTGGCGACAAGTAGCAGCACGATTCTTTGTAGGACGTCAACGTTCTAAACAAGGGTTGGATGCAATTCTTTCTCACATTCGTCAAGGCCGTTCGCAACTAGCCCGTACTATGGGCACTAACAATATTGAATATGATGTAATCTTTGTTGCAGCTAAGAACATGAAACCCCTGACTACTGGTTATGGTAAAGGACAATTGGCTCTGGCATTCACTCGCAATCATACATCAGAATATCAAACACTCACTGAAATGAACCGTCTTCTGGCTGATAATTTCAAATTCATTCTACAGAGTTACTAATTTATACGGGCCTATTAAGTTGGGCCTTTAATTTATTTTTGAGGTAATTAAAATGGTATCATGGATTATTGCATTGCTGTGTTGGTCGTTTTTATTCGTTAACACTTTAGTTACAGGCGAAACAACAGTATTTCAACAGGCCGTATCACAAGGCACCTTAGCGGTCTTAGCTCTTATTAACGTGTTAAAAGGCGAGTAATGATTAAGAAAATCCTAGCAGGAGCCTTCGGGCTCTTGTTATTGCTTACGGTTCTGTATTATGGTGTGATGTTTGGACTAATCCAAGTAGTGCTTTTCATTTCAGATGTTATAATGGTTATTCGTTCATTAATATGGTGAAAATATGCAATTGAATTCTCGTAATCTAAAAAGTATTATTGATAACGAAGCCTTAGCATATGCGATGTACACCGTTGAAAACCGTGCAATCCCAAACATGATTGATGGATTTAAGCCGGTCCAACGTTTTGTGGTTCATCGTGCGTTAGATTTGGCTCGTGGTAATAAAGAAAAATTTCATAAACTTGCGTCAATTGCAGGAGGTGTTGCAGATTTAGGTTATCATCATGGCGAATCTTCTGCACAAGATGCAGGTGCATTGATGGCTAACACATGGAACAACAACTATCCACTGTTAGACGGCCAGGGCAACTTTGGTTCTAGAACAGTCCAAAAAGCTGCAGCATCTCGTTATATTTTTGCTCGTGTAAGTAAAAATTTCTATAATGTCTATAAAGATACTGAATATGCTCCAGCACATGAAGATAAAGAACACGTTCCACCAAAATTCTATCTTCCTATTATTCCGACAGTTCTTTTGAATGGCGTCTCTGGTATTGCAACAGGTTACGCAACAAATATTCTGCCTCATAGTTTTAAATCAGTTAAAAAGGCTGTATTACAAGCTCTTCAAGGTAAAAATGTCACTAAGCCAAAAGTTGAATTCCCGGAATTCCGTGGTGAAGTGCATGAAGTTGATGGGCGTTATGAGATTCACGGAACATATAAGTTCACATCTCGCACTCAAATGCAGATAACTGAAATCCCATATAAATTCGACCGTGAAACGTATGTGAGTAAGGTTCTTGACCCGTTGGAAGACAAAGGTCTAATCTCATGGGAAGATGATTGTGGTGAACACGGCTTTGGGTTTAAGGTGAAGTTCCGTAAAGAGTACTCGCTTCCTGATGATGAAGAGCTACGTCATGAAAAAATCATGAAAGATTTTAGTCTCATCGAACGTCGTTCACAAAACATCACAGTGATTAATGAAAAGGGTAAATTAGCGGTCTACGATAACGTAGTGGACTTAATCAAAGATTTTGTTGAAGTCCGTAAGACTTACGTTCAGAAACGTATTGACAACAAAATCCTTGAATCTGAAAAAGCATTTAAACTTGCTTTTGCTAAGGCACACTTCATCAAAAAAGTTATTGCCGGTGAAATTGTGATTCAGGGCAAGACTCGTAAAGCTTTGACTGAAGAGCTAGCACAAATCGAAATGTATAAAGAACATGTCGATAAACTGGTAGGTCTTAACATCTTCCATATCACTTCCGACGAAGCACGTAAACTAGCAGAAGAAGCTAAAGCTAAGAAAGAAGAAAATGAGTATTGGAAGTCTACTGATGTTGTGACAGAGTACACTAAAGACTTGGAGGCACTTTGAGTGCCATAGCCTTAGGATTTCTCGGTGCAATAGCTGCACTAGTGATTTGGCTGTATTGGTTGGACAAACACGATTAGGGAGCTTCGGCTCCCTTTTGTGCATTTTTTTCTCACAAAACAGTTTACATGTGCTTCAAACATGGTATTATAGACCTATCAAAACAAAACAACCAAATTGGAGAAATAAAATGTCTAAAGTTACTTACATCATCAAAGCTTCTGAAAACGCTCTGAATGAAAAAACTGCCGCGATAATGGTTTATATCATTAAGAACAACTTCACCACTGCTGCCAATGTCCGTGAAGCTCTGGAAGCAGAATACAATGCATCAGTTGTTAACTCTAACATTGGTGTATTGATTAAGAAAGGTTTAGTCGAAAAATCCGGTGATGGACTTATAGCAACAGGCGAAGCAATGGATATTATCCAAAAAGCTGCAGACCTCTTTGCCCAAGAAAATGCTCCAGAACTTCTTCAGAAACGTAACACTAGAAAAGCACGTGGAGTTACTCCTGAAATGCATGAATTAGCAAACTTTGTTTTTGAAAATATTAAAGATAAAGTTGAAGTTAAAGAAATTGGTGAAAACCGTAGTAACTTGGAAGTTCGATTTGCAAAACGAGTTCTAGGTATTCGTCAGATTGAAATTCGACGAGATGGCGCTCTTAGAATCTTTGCATACAACATGTCAGAAACTGAATCAAAGCTGTTTACTTCTCTTAAAAATGATGTTAAGATTAAAATCGGTGGTAAATATACTTACATTGACTTCCCTAATGTGTCCAAAGAAATCATTACCCTTGTAACTAACGTACTGTGAGGAATACATAATGAATAAGCTGAATATTATTAACGAACTTCGTAAATGTGCAGAACCTACTCAGGAAGGATGGGATATTTGGTACCACGGGGCTTATTTAGGGACAATTGTAAAGATTAAAGCAGGCCAATATACGGTTATTCGTGAAAATAATGACGCGCCATTTGGCCTTCGTAAAAACTTTATGGCAGCGATCAGTACTTTTGTTCAAGCGGCTTATGAAATTTACCTTGCTGATTATAAAGAATTCCAGGAATCTCAACCAGTTATTCGTTCAATTGGTGTTAACAAAGCTCAACAGAAAACTTTGTGGCAACGTATTAAAGGATGGTTTAAATGAAAACATTTGAAGAAAGACTTGAAATGCTAAACGTTGCATTATCTCGAGAGACTCCAGAGAGTTTAGCCGAAAAATTTAAATCAGCAGGTTATACTAATTATACGGAAGAAGATGTTCTGAAAGAAGTTCCTGAAATCTGTTGGCAGCCTGCATACTGGGATGAAAACAAAAAGTATCAACGACGAATTGTATGTGCTGCTAATCGGTTTAAATTAAAAGATGGACGAACTCTTATTATTCCAGGTGCTCGTCATTATTCTAAAGATATGGCCGAAGTTTTAGATGTAGTTAAACCTCAATTAGTTACTCAACAAGTTTGTGATGATGACCAAGGGTTTATTGACCAATATAGTAATTATTGGACACGTGAAGAAGCAATGATTATTGCAACGTATGCTGGACAGGTACGTATTGAACGTGGCGGAAGTGAGAAAGAACTTTATTCAGAGGACCTTTATTAATGAATATTAAACAACTCCAGAAAGATGCTATTGAATCACGTATCCAAGATATCAAACGTCTTAATCATATGATGGAAGAAAACTATGGTATGTATGCTAATCAGCCTGGTTGGGACGCTTTAGACCATCCTTATTTGGTTAATTTATGTAAAGGTGATGCGTTAGCAATTATTCGTGACGGGTTAAAATCTTTCTTGCGTGACATGTATATTAAAATGAACGAAGAAATTATTAGCTCGTTGCAATATCAATTAAGGAAATTAGATGATGAGAATAATTGATTCTAAAGTAGATTATTTTAATTCTGTTAATGATAAGAATAAAGCTTTAATTCGCCACTTTATTACTGAGATGGGATATACCAACTCTAAAGATTTGAAAGAGCACATTATCGAATGTTCTGTGGCTAAAAAGTTTTCTTTTACCGATAAATGTTTAAATGAGGTTATAAATCATTATGAACAATCTTGTAGCAAAACACGATTTCAATAAGGCTTCTGTTCATAAGGACAAGAAGAAATCAGAACTTCAATCTAAACGCAAACAAAAACATAAGGGTAAAGACTATGCTTACTAAAATCAAAGAAAATCCTGCCACTGAACTTGTTATTCGTTGTGAAGAACTTGCAGAGCTTTATCAGGTTAACCGAGAAGTATATCGTAGTGTTGTTGCAGATATGGCAGACGAAGTATGTTCTCGTATTCCTTTTAGTGTTGATTTCAATCACATGAAGCCTGGTGAAATCACTATCGTCTTTGGTTCTGACTATACTGAAGAACGGGCTCTTAATGCCCTAGAATATGAAATGTCATTCTTCGACATACAGGACTACATTGATAGTTATAAGGAACGATATGAGTCATAATCTTCAGAACGTAGTAGAGGCCGAACGTGAGCGTGAGGCTTTAGTCTATAATGAACTATTAGTTCCGTTCTTGGCCTTACACTCGTACGAACAAGAAGACTATACCAATTACGTTAAAAGCGTAGAAAAAGCCGTTTACAATCAACACTGATATTGGTACTATATCCATATCAACTAAGTGGAATGAATAAAACGTTATGAATAAAGACATTGAAATCGTACGTGAAATTATTACTATTGCTTCTATTTTGATTAAATTCTCTAGGGAAGATATTGTTGAAGACCGAGCAAGTTTCATCGGATTCTTGAATGAGATTGGAATTAAAAAAGATGGTCGGCAGCTAAATCAGAATTCGTTCAGAAAACTAATTACAAATTTAACTGCCGAAGAAAAGAAAACACTGATTAGTGAATTCAATGAAGGTTTTGAAAATATTTATCGTCATTTAGCGATGTATTCTAACAACTAATTATTTAGCCCTTCCTAGTATTCGGACCGCTTGGTTGCATATAGCCGCTAAGCGGTCTTCCTCAAGTATATTACTCCCCTTATACCAATACATCGTCACAGTTCCGGCATAGATGTTATCCAAATTAAAGTATGGACAACTATACATATAAGAAAGTTCGGCAGTCTTAGATTTTGTAGGCAAAAATGCAAATTCTGATTTAGATGAGAAATGACGGCCACTTAAATGAATTATATATTCATTGGCCGTTTTATCCACCGGGAATCCGCCAAGGGACTTTTCAGAAATTGTGCTAGGTAGTTTGCCTTCATAAGCTATAAGGTCGACGAAATAATTTAAGTTTTTAGGTCTGAAAGAATACACAGCACTAAAATCTGCACCAGATGAGATATGAACTATTTGCAGTTGTTCTAGAGCCGCAGATTCAAAACGTAAAGCTCGTTCTTTTTGGATTATTTCAGTATAAGTATCATACTTAGCTCTTACATAATAATCCAGCAAAATACTTCCTTTGTACCATATTAGTGCCATTAGGAACAAAAGAATAATTACCGCTACTCGGGACATTAAAACCTTTCCAGTAGCGTTATCTTTGAAAATACGATCTAGCAACCCAAATAGAATATCACTAAGTGAAAATGATACTTTTGGTGTTGCCATAATACCTCCTTACTTAAAGATATTTATAATCGCTTTGACAATAGATTTGTTTTCAAGGTCAGGGAATTTAGGGAATTCACCGCCAAGATGTTCATGTTTTTCTAAAAGGGCAAAGAATTTTTTGAGCTCTTTAAATTTTCGTTTTTCTTCTCTATTAGCAACATCTGCGTCAATAAGAGAACTTAAAACACTGAATAATTTATAGAGTTCATGAATTTTCTTATCACGTTGAACTACGCGTTTATATGCTTCATCTTCCTTCCACCCGTCGTCGGTCCAAATGTCAAATTCACCAGGTTCTTCTGTAGTAACATTTTGAAGAGCACCTGGAGTGTCAATAACAATTTTTTGCTTATCATAAGTCCATACTGTTTTTCCACGATGGTCTTCAACATATACCCATTCTTGTTCGCGTTCATCAAATACAACAGCATAGCCTTCTTTAGGGTCTAAAGGTTTTTTTGGTGTCGAATGAGCCGGAAATCCTACGCCTTTTAATGGTTTATAATTTTCTTCTTTGTAAAATTCTTTAGTGTCAAAATAATAGTGATAGAGTTTCATATTATAAAAAGGGACAGAAGTCCCTTCTCCTTATGCTAAACGAACGATATAGTTAAAAGCAACGTTTTTAACTGTGTTTTCTGTATTTCCTGTGGCATTTACAGTTATTGTATGTCCATGGGAACCAATTGCTACCGTGTGGGTATGAGCACCAATACCTACTGTGTGAGCATGGTTACCTGTAGTGCTTGTAGTACCTGACCATGTGTGAGTATGAGCTCCATCATTTGATGTTTTACCAATGATACACGGCACCGAGCTACCTATAACTGTTCCACTAAATTTTGAGTTGTAGTTGGTTCCAACATCACTGTACCCATCAGGGAAAATATTAGTAGATATACCGTTAGAAAGCTGTGGACCTGAACGAGCGTGCTGGTGAGCACCGGCTGAACTGGTAGTACCACTTACTGTATGGTTATGGTTACCTGTTGTATTGCTGGTCTTAGTACCATAATCAAAGCTTGAAGATGTTTTAGTACCATAGTCGAAGCTTGATGTGGTTTTAGTACCCAAGTCAGTACTTGAAGCAGATGCGCCATGGTTATGAGACTTAATACCATCAGCTTCTGCACTCAACACTGCGCGACCGCTTGGCTTACCCTTGATAGTCTGCCCACGCATATCCGGAATAGTACCTGACGGATAAGCTGCAGCTAGTTTAGGATAAGCTCCAGTATCAAAGGTTTGACCTTCCATTAAAGCGTAACCGCTAGGAGGAGTATCCGTTGGCCATGGACTTGGAGCTCCTATTGGGTAACTCGATACAATATCGGTTTTAAGTGATTCAATTGTACTGTTCAAGTTAGCAAAATTACCAGAACCGCCTGTGATGTTACCATCGTGATCAAGAGTAACAGCACCGGCAATAATTTTGCCTGACGCGCGGAAATCACCGGTGCGGCGGAATTCCCAGCTTAAATCAGTGCCGGTAGTACTATTACCTTGGTGATAATGGACGCGGAAGTCTCCTTGAGAAATTAAGGTGCCGATAGAATAAGTACTATCGCCCTGTACGTAACGTTGTTTGATAATAGGGATATATTCAGAAGTAGCAGCGCGGTCTATATTCATATAAATCGGAGCCTTGACATTTGCGTTGTTCTGAGATGCAAACGAACCACAACCTGCCGGGCGGGCGCCGTCAGCGGCCTGAATATCTATATAAGCATTTTGTCCTAATTGCATATTATAATTTGGACTTATACGCGAATTAGAAGTCAAAACAACAAGTTTATTGTCGTTATCCACAGTAATCATATTACCACCAGCACCATCATCGCCTAACGTAACAGAATGGCGCATTTGTACCATACCGTTATTAAGGCTAATACTAAGCGGGCGGAGATTACTTATTCCACCACTTTCACCAGCATCTTTAGGAGTCGGGATAATATATAATGATGCTTCTGAACGACGGAAAATAGCGCCGTATTCGGCATCCCAAATTCTTAATGCATCGGCAGTTCCACCAATTTTTACTTGGCCTGTAATAGAAGAACCCCCAGTTAAATTAAGACCATTGCTCATTGTAACATTACCGACTAAAGTGCTTAATCCATTAACTTTAAAACTTCCGTCAGTAATAATACTTCCTCTAGCATTAACAGCTCCAGCAAACTGGGTTACAACAGGACCAGTAGTTTCGGAGCCGCTTGGGGCTACGCGTTGGGAATAAAAATAATAACCTTGTCCGTCAGCTACTTCAAAAACTGTTTCACGATTACGATCGCCAGATGCGTTAAATGAATTACCCCACGCTTTAACAGTTACATAGCTTTTATTCTGTCCAGCACGCTTACCACCTTCCCACAAAATTTGCTTAGTGCCGTCAACTGTAGTAGTTGGAGCGAATGTTAGCCCAGCAGTAGAATTATTAGCTGCTAAATATACACCATTATATATTGAAAGCTGCTTAGTGGATGTAATACCGCCATCAGCATAAAACTGTACATTATTAGAGCCAGTTACCAATTTCAAAATACCCGGGTTAACTTCCATACCTTGTTGGGTATTGATATTCATCTGGCCTGTACCGCGGAAATAGTGGTTCATTTTACCACCAGCATTGTACCCGATATGGGTTTGCCCGTCTCCGGCATTGTTAGTATCAGCTTGTGTTTGAACGGACAAGAGAGCAGAATTTGTACTAGGCATAATCCATGTTGTACCTTGGTCTTCTGAACGTCCAAATAAACCTTTGCGAGTACTGCGGAAACTGTCAGGAGTAATAGAAGCAACAGAATATCCACCGCCAACTAGATCAAATACACCCTGCTTAATGTATTTTAAACCAGTGGCCGCATCGCCCAAAGCAATATATCTTTCTCCCATTGGAGTAGGAGAGCCATAGTTGTTAGTATTTTCATCAGTGGTAATTGTGCCAATAGCAAGTGAACGACGTAATACCATTGCGCCATCATTACGAAGACCCATTAATTTAGTAGTAAGTGTATTTCCGGTCCACCAAGAAATTTCATCGTTCTTACCAGTTTGAGCTGAAGCGATTTCATGGTAAATAGTTCCGCCTGATTTAGCTCGAACTTTACGAAGATAGTTTACACCATTTTCTTCGCCTGTTCCAGGATAAACATATTGAACTAATGATTGCGAATCGTATTGACCAAATGCTTTTGTGTCTAAAATAATATTTTTAGTATTAATCTGAGGCGAAGTAATATTTCCGAGAGCTGCAATATTTCCAGATGTAGTTATACTACCTCCTGATACTGCTAAACCTCCACCATCAACAGTAAATCCGCCGTCGCGTCGAAACGTCCAATATTTCGAATCACCAGATTCATCCATAAAATGAATTTTAAAACTTCCTTCGTTTACTAACGTACCAACAGAAAAAGTTCCATCTTTATAGCGTTGTTTAATCAGTGGATGATATTCTGAAACAGAAGTAGTTGAACTCAAATCTGTAAAGATAGGAGCTTTATTTAGATGTTGATTTGCCCAAGCACCATTGCCTGCAGTTTTAGGTAAAAATTCAATATATTTTCCTGCATAAACAAACTGATTTCCATTGAGATTATATGTACCGTTCTGTAAATAATCTCCATTTTGAGTTACATTACCGTTAATATCCCCGCCCTTAGCAAAGCCTAGGCTAATAATATTACCGAGGTCATCTTTAGTAAAAAGAGTTCGGTCTTTTAAGTTTATCGCTAATTCGCCTTCGGCTAATTGTGCTGCAGTAGGATTAACTCCTGCCACTTTGCTTCTTTTAAATTGTATCTGTTTTAATGTAGCCATAAGTCCTCTTAATAATAGCCGAAATCTTGAACAGAATCTTTAATTACAATCTGGTCGAAACGAGGAACATGATTAGCCTCAGACGCCGGATTCTGTGAGAAAAAGTTTGGTGCTGTTAAAGTACCAGTCATGGTATCGCCTTTACGCAATACACGGGAATTTGCGTTATCCGTAACAATATTTATTCTTCCATCAACATAATCTTTTCTTGTGAGATCATTTGCTGCAACCGGAGCAGTCATATCGCTTCTTACTTGACCAGCTGCCGACACAACGCCTTTTGTATTAATATCACCATTACGTGTATTGATTACTACAGTTCTACCAGCTGTTCCTTGTGATGATTTAAAACCAATACCGTACCATGAAACAATATCAATATTTGCTGTAACAAAAGTAGCTGCATCACCGTTACCAGGAAAAATACCGCTTTGGTTTGTATTGTTTATAGCATATGGTATTTGCACGCCACTGTTAAATGTTACCTTTGAAGCGTAAGTACCACCATTAGCTTTAGAAACGAAATCGTTATCAGCAGCTTGTGGTTTATTATATTCTGAATAGAGTTTAAACGTTTTATACAGGACGTCATCACCTGCTGGCATTAAAGGGAAATTACCTTGATGCCATATGACAGCACCACCAGTTGTACTACCAGCTTTTAAATCGGCCATAGTTGTCTCCTTATATGTATACCATATTTATACAAAAATGGGAGACCGAAGTCTCCCTAAATTTATTCTGATGCTTCTTTAAATTCTTGCCCAAACACCTTACCAGTATCAGTTGAAGATTGAGTAGGTAATGTCATTATGTCTGGAGCACTTAAAGATTCTGAAAC